GACTTGGCCCGTCACAGGCGCCATCACCCGCGCAACGTCCTAACCCGAACAGAGGGGCAACATGAAAAACAGCATGAAGATCACGCTTCGCGTCGTCCACGACGGCGCCGAGCGAACCCTGGTCGCCGGACCGGCCGCCATAGTCGCATTTGAGCGACACTGGGGCTTAGGAATCGGCGCAGCGATGGCCGAAATCCGGGTCGAACACCTCGCGTGGCTGGCCCACCGGGCCGCATGGCAGGAAGCCCAGTCCGGCAACGGGCCGGCCGTCAAACCGTTCGACGCGTGGCTAGACCAGCTGGAGGACATAGAGGCGGTCGGCGACGAGGATGATGAAAGCCCTTTGGGTGGTCAAGCTTGACGGTGCAAATCGCGGCTCTCGCCGTCCGTACAGGCATCGGCCCGATGCAGCTCATCGAGTGCCCACCGGAGGTGCTGAACGCCGTGTATCGGGTGTTGGAGTACCAGGCTGACGAAACGGAGAAAGCGAGGCAGCGGCGCTAATGGCTACGCGGACCTCTGGGAACCGGACGATGGTCGGGATCGAGATGTTCGGCCTGGACGAGTTCCTGCGCGAGCTGCGGTTCGCGCCGGCTGAAACGAAAAAGGCGATAAAGCAGGGCAATAAGGCCATCGCCGACAAAGTCGTCGTCGAAATGAAGAAGAAGGCCCGCGTTATCTGGTCGGCGCAGCAGTACGAAACGATCGTCCCGTCGCTGCGGGCCGTCCAGGGCACCGTTCCGAAAGTCAAGATCGGCGGCGCCCGAAAAGCGGCGGTGTCGAGGCGTAGGAACCGACCGTCGGCCGGCGAGTTCGTCATGGGCGCAGAGTTCGGCGGCCGTTTCAGCAAGACGACCCACCAGTTCCCGATCCGGCGTCGCGGCGGTTATGTCCTGTTCCCGACGATCCACAAGCTCCACGGGTTCATCAAAAAGGAATACACCGACAACATCGAGAAGGTTCTCAGAAAGGTGGCGAGGTAATGGCATCCCCAACCCGGACCCTCACCGTCAACTTCGTCGGCCGCGACAAGAACCTGCAAAAGTCGTTCAAGCGGGTTTCCAAAGGCTCACAGCTGATGTCCGACAAGCTGATGCGCGCCACGCGCATGGCCGGCATCGGGTTCGGTGCCATCGCTGGCACCGCAATCGGCGCGGCGATGGCCCTCAAACCGATGATCGACCAGGCCGCAGCGATGGAGGAGGCCCTAAGCAAAAACCAGTTGCTCCTGGGCGAGTCGTCGAAAGCGGTCGAAGCGTTCGCCGATACGTCGCTGGAGTCGTTCGGTGTCACGAACCTGGCCGCGCTGCAAGCCACAGGCGTGTTCGCCAGCCTCGGCGAAGCGATGGGCATGTCGCAGGAAGTCTCCGCGTCGATGGCTACGACCCTCACCGGCCTGGCTGGTGACCTGTCGTCCCTGCACGACGTTTCGGTCGAAACGGCCCTTACCGCGCTGCGGGCCGGCCTGATTGGCGAAGCCGAACCGCTCCGCAAACTCGGCATCCTCCTCGACGCCGCCACGATCAAAAATAAAGCCCTGTCGATGGGCATCATCAAGAACACGAAGGAGGCTCTTACCCCGGCGATCAAATCGCAGGCCGCTTACGCCCTCATCCTAGAAAAGGGCGAGACAGCGATGGGCGACTTCGCCCGCACCGCGGATTCGGCGACGAACGTGTCGAAACGGCTCGCCGGCCAGTGGGTGGAACTGCAAATACAGATCGGTACGGCGCTCCTGCCGGCGTTCACGGCGCTCGTCACACACCTCGTCGAGGTCGTGATGCCGGCTGTGTCAGATTTCTTCGAGGATCCGTCGTGGGAGCAGGGCGCAGTCCTCGCCGGTCAGGCTGTCCAAAACGGTTTCGTGAAGGGTACGGCCGGGTTTGCCCTGGCGCTGTTCGGGGCGATTGCCAGCCCGGCGGGTTTTGTTTTCGGTCAGGTGTTGGACCAGCTCGACCTGGGCGGCAAGATCCAAAACAACCTGGACGATGCGATCGCTGACCTGCGTCTGAACGCTCTGGGCGCTGTTATCCAAAACGAGCTGGGTTCGCTGAACCCGGATTGGGACCGCGGCGACTGGGAGGCAGCCGGCCGCGCCGCCTTTGAGGTGTTCTACGGTACACCCGGTCCGATGATCCCGGCCCCCGGTTTGACACCTGACCCACCGTTCATCCCACCGGCCGGTCCGATGGTCCCTTCACCGTTCGTCGATGTGCCGATCGTCGATGCGCCGATCATCCCACCGGCCGGTCCGGATATCCCTTCACCGTTCGTCGATGTGCCGATCGTCGATGTGCCGATCGTCGATGCGCCGATCATCCCACCGGCCGGTCCGGATATCCCTGGACCCGTCGTCCCTCCTGGACCCGTCGTCCCACCGGCCGGGCCGATGGTCCCTGGACCCGTCGTCCCTCCTGGACCCGTCGTCCCACCGGCCGGGCCGATGGTCCCTGGACCCGTCGCACTACCGACCGATGCCGAGATCATGGAGTGGCTGGGGACAGCAGGCGCCCAGAACCTGCTCGGCGGGACGACTATCAACAACAACCATTTCGACATCACCGGGGTCACAGGCCAGGAGGTCGTCGACGCGTTAGGCGGCCATGTCGACTTGAACGGGCCTTTGCCGCCGCATTGGCAGCAGGCAGCTACCTAGCCGATGGCTTCGCCTACGTTTTCTGTTCAGATCATCCTCGGCGCGTCGCTGCGGGACGTAACTTCGGACGTTCGCGCTATCAAAATCGACGTTGGCCGTCAGCGTGTCCTCGACACGTTCACAGCTGGAACGTGCCATATCTCACTCAACAACGACGACGCGAAATACACCCCGCTCGGCGGCGGCACCTATTCGGACGCCCAGTGGATCAACGCCGAAGTCCGCGTCGGGGTGAATTTCAATTCGGCGAGCAATTCGACGCCCCTGTTCCGCGGCCTGTGCGACGACATCGACGTTCATTTCCCCGACAAGACCCAAAGTGTTCTGATCGTGAAGGCGTCCGACGGCCTGTCGAAGCTGGCTCGCATCGAACTGGTCGACAACATCAACGGCGTGACCGGCAACGCGACGTTCGCTGAGCAGGTCGGGTCGGCCCGGTTCACCGCGATCCTGGACAACGCCCAGGTCGATTACCCGGACGAGTCGTCGCCGTTGGATCGGGCGGTGGACACGTCGTCGATCACGATGGCCGCCGAAACGGTCGCCCGGCTGCAAACGTCGACGTACCTGGCGCGCCTCGCCCAGTCCGAGGACGGCGCCATCTACTGCCGGCATGGCATCCCGGCGGCAGCGGCGGCGACAGCGGCGAACCGCGGCAACGTCCTGACGTACAAGAAACGCTTTGCGTCGTCGTCGGCGACCGGTTTGACGTTCGGCGGGTCGTCGACCACGACCGCCACGCCGCCCTTCACGTCGATTGTGACGCAGTTTGGATCTGAGCTGCTCTACACAAGGGGCATTTACGCCGGGTCGACCGGCACCGACAAAACCTACGATGAGAATGTGATCGGCCAGCCGGCGTACGGCATCAGAACCATTGTCCGGCGTAACCTGTTGAACCTGAACGACGCCGACGTGCTGGAAGCGTGCACCAACTTCGTCGCCCTGCATTCGACGCCTGTGCTTCGCATCTCGGCTATGGAATGCAAACCGCGCTCGATGACAGAGGCGCAAGCCGAGAAGGTCGTCAAAATGGGTGTTTGGGACGGCTTTTCGGTGCGGTTCCGACCGGCCGGCGGCGGCATCGACCTGTTGGAAGTCGTCCGCTGTGAAGGCGTCCGACACGACATCACGCCCGGCGATTGGACGATGCGCGTCACGACGAGCGGCAGCGGCGCATCACAGTTCTTCATTCTGGATTCCGAAATCGACGGCCTGCTCGACCAGAACAAGCTCGCCCCTTAGGAGAAACGATGGCACCCTCCGGTTACAAGACGTTCAGCGCCGGCGCGATTCTGACCGCCACGGCCGACGTCCAAAATTATCTAATGGACCAGGTCGTGTCGGTCCACAACGACGCGTCGGCGCGCTCGTCGGCGATCAGCTCGCCGGCAGAAGGCCAGGTGTCATACCTGAAGGACACCAACAAGGTTTACGTCTACAACGCGTCGGCGTGGGTCGAGGTCGGCGGCGGCATCGAATGGTCCGGTTCAACTGCGAACGGCCTCGGGACCTATTCGTCGGCCAGCGAGATCGTCGCCGAATCGAGCGCCACATACGACGGGACGACATTGCAGTTGACGACCTCCGGTGGCGGCCTGAAGCTCGACAACCTGAACAGTGCCAACGCGAATACTTTGGACGACTATGAAGAAGGGACATTTGTGGTCGGCCTGGAGTGTTCGACGTCTGGGACGATCACCGTCCACGGGTCCTACAACACGATGTCGTATGTGAAGATCGGGAAGCTCTGCTGGGTGGGCGGCGGCGTCATCGTCTCGGCGGTGTCCAGCCCGACCGGTCAGCTGCGCGTTACCGGCCTGCCGTTCACGTGCAAGAACGCCAGTTGGACGACAGAGTCGGGTTCAGCCTTCAACTTGTTTCGCGGTGAGAGCGACACCCGCAACGCCATCGCGTTTCCGTACTCGAATGAAGCGAAGTTTTACGTCCGCGGCGATTTCAACACCGGAACGGGCACCTATGACGACGCGTCTGCGGAATGGTTCGGCGGCAACGAAAACTTGTGGCTCAACATGTCCTATTTGGTAGAGGAGTAACGATGGCAATCACGAAAACGGTCGTGGTCGACAAGATCGAAGTCCTAGAGATGGGCCAGGTCCAGGTTCGCACCGCAACGGTGATATCCGAGGACGGCGTCGAGCTGGCGCGCAGCTTCAGCCGCCATGTCCTGAACCCCGGCGACGACACGTCCGGGCAGGCGCAACGCGTCGTCGATGTCGCCGCCGCGACGTGGACCGCTGAGGTGGTCGCCGACTGGGACGCCTGGGTGGCCGCGAACCCGCCGCCCACCCTGTGACCTACCCCGACTACCAGGCCGACCTCGCCTACCTGGAGCAGTACCGCGACGACGGAGACGAGGCGGTCCACCTACTAGAACCCTTGCTCGCTTTTCGCCTCAGCCGGGCGTACAGGCGCTCTGAGCGCCTCCGAGGCTTCCTACGCATAGAGTCCGCGGGACGCACACTGGACGCACAGCAGTACCTGTACGACGGCTGGAAAGAAAAACGCGCCGGCTTTAACATGGCCGCCTGGCCTGACCGGATCATCGGCTCCCGCGGCGGGTTCACGTTCCGCGGCAGCTGGCACATGGCCCAGGAGGACGGCTACGTGTACGCCGTCGATTTGACCCATCACGGCAATCTGTCCTGGGACGACGCCCACGACGACCTACGCTCCAGCGGCCTGCACACCACCGTGCCCGGGGAGCCTTGGCACCATCAAGCCAGCACCATAAAGGGACCATTACCGGGACCGTTCCCGGACGGCACAAACACGGAGGACGAGATGACACCAGAGTTGGAAGAGAAGTTGGAGGGTCTGGCGACCTGGGTTTTCAACGGCACAACCATGATCCTGAAGCGGCTCGACGAGCTGGAACAGCAGCTCGCGACGACGAAAGGCGACGACGAATGAAGGCTTACCTGGACCTCCTGGAACGCTGCGCGATGACGTTCGTGCAGTCGTTCGCGGCTTTGCTGCTCGCTGACACGGCCGGCATCGACCTGTCCGTCAGCACCGCCCAGGCGGCAGCCGTTTCCGGCCTCGCCGCGGTGCTGGCCGTCCTGAAGGGTTTTGCGGCGCAACGCCTGGTCGGTGACAAGTCCACACCGTCGCTGGTGAAGTAGGCGACGCAGCTCCGAGGTGCTGGCCGATGTCCAAGATGACCAAGTTGATCGCTGCGGTCACGGGCCTACTCGTCGCCGTCGGCACCCTGGTCGGCACCATTTCCATGACGATCGGGAAGGGGCCAGAACCGGCGTCCGGCGGCATCACCATCGTTCTAAATTCGGACGCAGCGTTCGAGGAGTTCATCGCGAACCACCCGTCGAACGGCTGACCGGTCGGCAAACGCGCAGCACAGACCCGCTTTCCCCGGCGGGTCTTTTCGACGTTTTCGGACCATCCCCGACGGCGGTCAACACGGTGCATAAAGTTGACGTAAGGTCGCAAGGCCGACTGGTGGACGAACCGAACCAACTAGGGGGGCACTAATGGAAGCACGCACGCTCGACGATTCGACGACGGTCGCGTTCCCGGAGCCTTCCCTGTGGGACCAGACCGGCGGCCTCGTCTCCGACGCCCACCCGCTAACCAGCCACCGCGCCGCCACGACCGTCAAGTCCGGCACACAGAAAGCGCAGATCCTTCTGGCGTTGCGGGCGGTGTGGCCTGATCGGGGCCTCACCGGTTACGACCTGTCGACCCGCGGCCTCGTCGTCAACGGTGCCGGCCTTCCCATCTCGCCGAACCAGGCTTGTACGCGGCTGCTGGAACTACGCGACGCCGGCCTGGTCGACTTTCAACGCGAGTTTCCGGCAGGTCCGATAGTCGAGGCGGCGACCACGCCGGGCAACACCGGGCAGGTTCACACGCTCACCGCGTACGGCGTGTCCAAAGCGTCAGCGATCCCCGCCTGATGGACATCACCCCAGTCTCCGCAAAGCTCGCCGCGTTTAGGTCCGATTTCCCGCCGTGTGATTACGCCCTGATGCAGTCGTTTACAGAGGACGATGTCGGCGGTGTCGCCCGCGTTGTCGGCTGCACCCAGGTCGTCGAGGTCGAAACGGGGCGGGTGCTGGCCCAGGCGTACGGCACGCGGGCGCTGCGCGCCCCGGTTCCCGGCGCCCAGGGTGCCAAAGACACCCGCGACCCCGACCGGGCGATGACACAGTCCCTGGGCCGTGTCCTCGGCCTGATGGGCTACTCGGACCCGAAGTCCATCGAAGGCGATACTGATGAACCCGACCAGACCGGGGACACGGCTGCGGTGCCCCGGCCGCCGTCGCCAGCCGCTGTGGCGAAACTGCACCTGGCCGGCACGCCGCCCGCTCCCGACCCGGACGTGGTGTCGACCGACGCCATGAAAGAAACGCTGAACGCGCTCGCTCCCGGCACCCGCGGCAAACTAAAAGCGGCGCTCGCCAAGGCCGGCCACCCGACCGAGATCCCCGACATGATGCGACGCGACAAGTACGAACAACTCGACGCCGCTCTCCCCGGCCTGATCCAGAAGGTGCTGACCGGCGATGACGCGCACGCTGCGGACTGACGACGTTTCAGGTCTGGTAACGGAGGCATCATGGCAGGCCCAGGTGATCGAAGCCGCCGACCTGTTCGGCTGGTACGTCTACCACAACCCGGACAGCCGCCGAAGCAACGCCGGTTTCCCCGACCTGGTGCTGATCCGACCGCCCAGGGTGCTGTTCATGGAGTTGAAACGGCAGACGGGGCGCCTGTCGCCGATCCAACGCGAAGTCATCGGCCAGCTGGAGGCGTGCCCCGGCGTCGAGGTCCACGTAGCGCGCCCGTCCGACTGGGAGCAGGTCTGCTCATGGCTGGCCTAGCCGTCGCCTGCTATGCGACGCCCCTGGGACGCGAACCATTGACCGTGACACGCATCACGACAGCTCGGGTGCCGGCCGGGACGCCCCCGGCGACTACGGCTCACTCGCCAGGCCCTAACGACCGGCCGGCACCCTCAATCGTGGACGGCGGCGCTGCGGCGCTCGGGGGAGGTGCCGCAGCCCCGTCGTCCACACCCTCGTCCACATCCCACGCCCTGTACCCCGAATCGACCGAGTCGTGGCGACCGTGGGTCATGGTCCACTTCCACGCTGTCGATGTTGATCGGGTGTTGACGATCATCGACTGCGAATCGGACGGCCGGTGGGATGCAGCGAACCAGACACCGGCGGCGAACGGCATGTATGCGAAAGGGCTGTTGCAGCATCTCGACGGCTACTGGCCGTCCCGCGCTAAACGTGCCAAACAGGAGGGCTACCACAACACGGGAGACATATGGAATCCGCTCGATCAGCTCGCCGTTTCGTCGTGGCTCGCGTATCGCACCCCTCAGGGATTCGACCACTGGAGCTGCAACCCGTGAAAGACGCCGAGTTCTGGGAAGCGATGTACAGGGCGCTTCTGCGCCGCATAACCGAAGTGTCTGCGACGATGCGCCCCAGGCGGCAGGCGCTGTGGCTGGCCCGCATCGTCCACGCCCACAACTACGAGGCGCCCCGATGACCCGCTGTTCGACTTGCGGCAACGTCGGCATCACCGGGCCGCCCCGCCGTCGGGTGCTGTGCCCGGATTGCCCGCCCGATTTCAGCGACTACGGCGACCACCTCACCAACCCGCGCACAGGCACCTGCCCGCTGTGCGGCGGCATCGCTGGCGGCTGCCGATGCTGAAACGCCTCGTCGCCGTGGCCGTCCTGGTCGCCGTCCCGGCGGTGTTCATCGCCGCGAACCCGGCGGGCGCCGACCATGACCGGGTGTACGCCCCATGCGACCCTGAGGACACGCGGCCAATACTCGAACGCGTCTGGTACATCGACTATCAGTCTGGTGACATGCTGCGGTTCGACGACCCGTGGTGGAGGGAAAGGCCGGGGCTGGCCGGTTACTCCAACTGGCACCACCAGTGTCGGTTGGGGATAACGGGCGTGTGGCAGGCGGCGCCGATCCTGCCGCAGGACCACCCGCCGACCTACGTCGTCGAGACCCGGTACGACCTGTTTTCCGCAGAATACGAAGGCTGGCCGGCCAAGGAAACGACGGATCTGCTCGCGGAGCGGTACCCGGCGCACACCCCCGGAAAGCGCCATTTCCCGCTATCGGCGGCCGTTGAGTTTCTCCAACGGGGCGGCAAGGTCGGCGGCCTCGACTTCGTTTGGAACTCGGCGCCGTGAACCGGTTCACCGTGGTGCACACCGCAGAACTCGGACAGCACACCGACGACCTTTCGTGGCAGGCCCGCGGCCTGTTCCTGGAACTGCTACTCGCCGCCGACTATGCCACTGGCCGGGTTGCCGAGGCCACCAGCGTCGAACAGGTGCGCCTGTGGACGGGTAGATCGTGGTCAGCGGCCTCCGATCACCTGGTCGAGTTGGAGAAGGCCGGCCTCATTGTCCGTTTGGCTGCTGGGGGCATCGAGGTGACTGTTTATCCACAGATCAGCGACCCTCGCGGTAACCGCGAGACGCTTCGCGCTCACCGCGAAAAGCTCGCGCTCACCGCGAAAAGCCTCGCGCCTACCGCGAAGCCCACCAGCGGAAACGCAGACACAATTACTAGTACTAGAACAACAGTCGACGGGGACCGTTACATAGATGGCGAGTGGGTGTGACTGACGATTTGCGCCGGGTGCTGACCCGCCTCGTAGCCGCCGGCCACCTCGTCGCAACGGAACTAGACACCCTGGAACTGCTCGCCTACGGCGCAGCGTCTGGCAGCGAACAGAAAGTCGCCGGCGGCGACGTCGTCGACCTCCACGGTGTAGGCGACCAGCGGGCCAGAACAGCACTCGCCGTCATCGAACGGCATGTCGGCCCGCTCCTGGCAGGCTTCGACAACGCCCTAGCCCTCGTCCACACCGGTGGCCCTGACGGGCCTGCGCCGAGAACCCGCCAGCAGATCAGCCGCAGCGAACACTCAGACGCCCTAGACGCCCAGGAGCGACGCAAAGCCCGAGGGGAATACACCCCGACCCGCATCCACCCACAACCCCGGATTCACTGATGCGAACCTTTTCGTTCGGCGCAGGCGTCCAATCCACAGCGGTGCTAGTCCTCCAAGCCGAGGGCCGGCTCCCTGAGCCGTATGACGCGTTCCTGTTCGCCAACGTAGGCGACGACTCAGAACACCCCGACACGCTCGCCTACTACCGCGACGTCCACGTTCCCTACGCCGAAAAACACGGCATACACCTCCAGGAACTACGCCGCGTGAAACGTGACGGCACCACCCCGAGCCTTCTGGAATACACGCTCGCTGACGAACGGTCGATCCTCATACCGATGCACCTTGAAGGCGCCGGTCCCGGGCGCCGTTCATGCACCGCCGATTACAAAATCCGGGTTTGCCGCAAATGGCAGCGCCAGCACGGCTCATCCAGAGAAAACCCGGCGGTGTGTGGCCTCGGGATCAGCATGGACGAAATCCATCGGGCGCGTACCGACAGCGGATTCGATGACCAGACCCTCGACTACCCACTCCTCGACCTGCGCCTGAACCGCCGTGACTGCTACCAAATCATCGACGAGGCCGGCCTCCCACCTGTCCCAAAATCGGCGTGCTGGTTCTGCCCATTCCACCGCCTAGAGGACTGGCGCAAACTCAAACGGGAACAACCCGACCTGTTCACCCAAGCAGTAGAACTAGAACGCACCCTCGGTGACCGGCGCGAAACGCTCGGCAAAGACCGAATGTGGCTCACAGCAAAGAGCCGGCCCCTCGACCAGGTAGTCGACGACCAGCTAGTCCTCGACCTCGACGGCCCCGACGGCTGCGACACCGGAAGCTGCTTCACCTAATGGACACGTTCCACGAATGTCGACGCTGTGGTGGCCCCTACCTGTGGCATCCCAACCTGAGCCTAGAAGTGTGTCGAGACTGCGGCCATTATCGACGCATCCACCAGTCATCGAAGCCGACATGACACACTTCTGGAAGGGTGGCCCCAATGCGCCTAGTCATCTGCCTAACGTCAGGCTGCGGCAATCTGACCGACCAGCCACCACGCTGCGAAGAACACAGCCAACACCGACACACAGGCCCGAGCCGCACACCGAGAACCCGGTACGGCGCCCAATGGGACCGCCTGTCCAAGCAGCTACGCAAAGACCAGCCCTGGTGTACGCGATGCGGCTCCGACCAGGACCTGACCGTCGACCACGTGATCCCCGGCAGCACCGAAGGCGGCCTCATGGTGCTGTGCCGGCCCTGCAACTCCCGCAAATCCGGCCAGGACCGCCGATTCAGAAATGC